CATACTGTACTATTGTAGAAAGGTACCAATTGGTACAGCAATATCGGCAACAGAAGATGGAAATAAGTATTACTCTAGTTTCATACCAGATCTATTTATTCATTCCGAATACAAACCAGATGTCGTACAGGGCGTCATCAATAGGCAGCGTAAAATGATTACAACTGCTAAACCAGAAGATTCCAAATCAAAATATGATGCATTTATGTTACTTGATGATTGCATGTATGATAAAAAAATGATTAAAGATCCAAACATTCGTGGTATTTTCATGAATGGGCGTCATTGGAGACTTATGTTCATCTTGACTATGCAGTATTGTATGGACCTTCCACCAGATCTAAGAGCCAATATAGATTTTGTCTTCGTTCTCCGTGAAAATATTATACAAAATCAGGAAAAATTATACAAACACTTCTTCGGAATATTTCCTGATTTCCCAACATTCAAAGAAACAATGAACTCCTGCACAGAAGGTTACGACTGCATGGTTCTTGATAATACATCCCGTAGCAATAAAATAGAAGACTGTATCTTCTGGTACCGCGCCAAACCCGATAGACAGTTCAAAATCGGCTCCAAGGAACTGTGGGACTTTCACAATAAAAACTATAACAAAAAGTACCAACAAGTTGAGGAGAAGTTCGATGTTGACAAACACAAACAAAAAAGCAGTAAAGCACCCGTAGTTAGCGTTACTAAGTCTAAAGTATCAAAATCCGTCAAAAAGTAAACCTTTAATCTCCACCGCCTCCAGTTGGTGAGTTGCCGAATAATCCAAAAAAATTATTAAGTTCCTGACCACCCTTTGAACATTACGCTGAATCTGTCGAGAAGGTTCTTGAATAGCCTTTCTCTGAGCTTTCCTTCTATCTATCTTCTTCGCTGCATATATCATATGGATCCATATCCCTTTTAAGAGCATTTAGGTCTTCTCTGCGTAATTTTGATAATTCTTTGGAGTCTATAAACTTGGAAAATCCAACATCTCTAACAGATAAAGAAGTGGGTGAATTTGAAAAATCATCAAAGTAAAGACCTAAAACACGACCACTTATATTAGCTAACCTAATTGGATATTCATTTAGTCTAATACGTTTATTATTTAGGACTTTATTAAACACCCTATCAAAATATTCGTGTCTACCAGGTAAACAATCTAATATTTCTACACGCAATGGTACATAAAAATATTCTTTATTGTGTATAATTGTACCAAAATGATAGATTCGGTGTTGACTTGTACATTCACTTTGACCTGTAGCTGTAGGCTGAACATCTACACGTATTAAATTTGGTACAGGCTCTCTTCTACTATTACTCCTTTGTGGTCTCATATCATTACTACTGTTAATTAACAACTTTTTACACGCGTGTCCAAATTTTGTAATTTCGTCATATTCTTCTTTCTGTCCCATACTCATTGCAAACCATATAGCTAGAGAAATAACTGCGAGAACAACGACGATAATTAAAATAGTCTTAGTGTTTACATTCAATTAATTACTACTTAGATTATTTTAATTATTGTAAAACACGGGGTCGTAACATTTGTTTAAAGTCCTCTATGGTAAAGTCATCTGTGGTAAATCACTGAGAGGAGTTTTCGTCATAGTTTTCTGGTGGACTGCTAGTGTAGGTTGCACTAAATTTTATAGAACCTGTTAGATATAGTAATACAACGACTGCTAATATTGCTAAAAAAATATAAAACGGATTCATTTAATTACTACTTAGATTATTTTATAGTGTTAAATTGTCGCTCTCTATTAGTCCTGCGCCGACTGGGCGGTGAGGGTAATAGCGCTGCTGAATAGGCCCTCGATGTCAGACACCCTCAGCCGCCCCCCAGATTCATCATCATTTGGGGAAATTAATGTGGAATCTAACCCAGTTTCACCTTCATTTCCTGATACTGTTGGTGCTGGTCCTGGTTCTACGTAAACATTATATAGATTATTGTCTACTAAATCAGGGTCAGGGTCACGTATAATGTTATATGAAGAGTCCTTCCGTGGATCTTCATCTGGTTTATCCCCTGCCTTCTCGTCCTTTGCCTCTTCCTTTGGCTTTTCTTCCTTTGGCTTCTCTTCCTTTGGCTTTTCTTCCTTTGGCTTCTCTTCCTTTGCCTCTTCCTCGGCCTGGTCCCCTTCCTTTAATTCTGACTCTTTAACAACTGGTTTGTCCTTTGGTTTGTCTTCTGGACTCATGTATCTTATAATTAAATACACAATTACAGCAACAAGACCAATAATACCAGCAACAAGACTAATAATACTAATACCACCAATAATTAGATCATATTCTATTGTAATCATTTAATAATTATAATAGAAATTATTTTTAAAATATTAAGTACTAAAATAGATTAAAGAATGAATTTAAACTAAGTTAGATGACTTCTCCAAATCAGAAAATCAATTCTCTACTAGAAATACCTCAATATGAACAAAGAAGCCCAGAGTGGTTTTCTCAACGTGAGGGAAAATTAACCTCAAGTGATGCCGCTACAGCTTTAAATATCAATCCTTACCAGAAACCTCACGAACTACTTTTTAAGAAGTGTGGACATGATCTAAAGCCGTTTGTTGGAAATGTAGCTACTCTACACGGGCAGAAGTACGAAGACTACGCGATCGAAAAGTATTGTAGAGCAATGGGTAAGACAAACTACAACTTTGGAATGATTTCTTACACAGATGTACATGATAATGATATAGATAAGTACTATTTCTTAGCTGGATCACCTGACGGGATAGTTACAGATAACGAAAACCCAGAAACAGAACCTATACTTTTGGAGGTTAAGTGTCCTTATCGGAGGAAAATAGAACTAAATAAGTGTCCAAAGTATTATTATCCACAGGTTCAGTTAAATTTATTTATATGCGGTTTAACTCGTGCGGATTTTATCGAGTATAGACCTGGAACTCAAACGGAAGACGAAATATTAAACATTGTCAGAATTCACATAGATCACAACTGGTTAAATACCAACATTCCAATTTTGTATAATTTTTGGAAAGATGTAGAACACTATAGAGAAATTGGTATCGAAAATCACCATCTTTTCAAGGTAAATACTAAAAAGCGAACTATACAGATTGAAGAAGACGAAGAAGACAATACTAATAACCAGACTCTAGATTTTAGGTAATATTACGACAAAAGAAGACACTTAAAGTTTAATTATAAATATATACTAACAATGGGTATTCGCGGACTAAATACTCTTATTAGTAGATATTCTCCCGATGCTGTGACGGAAAATAGCATCAAACACTACAAAGGAAAAGTATTTGCAATTGACTGTAGTATTCTAATTTACAAGTATGTTCATATGTCTAAGGTTGAAAACAGTCACATCATTGGATTTGCAAATCGAATTAGTTTTTATCTTAAGAATGATATACTTCCCGTATTTGTATTTGACGGTACTCCACCAGATGCAAAGAAAAATGTGCTACAGAAAAGACAGAATAATCGAAAGAGAATTCAGGACAAGATCACAGAACTGGAGGAAGATCTTAAGAAGGAGCAATCTCTGGAAGACAGACAGACAACACAGGATAAGATTGAAAAACTAAATAATCAGGTGATCTACGTGAATAAATATCACATAATTGAGTGTAAAAAGCTACTAGAATGTCTGGGTATACCATATATTCAAGCAGACGGTGAAGCAGAGAAGACGTGTGTTTATCTAAAGAAGATTAATCTCGTGGACTATGTCGTATCTGACGATACTGATACTTTAACTTTTGGTTGTGAAAATGTACTGAAGACAAATATTAAGGGTAATCTACAAGAAATAACATTGAGTTCAATCTTAAGCAGTATGGAAATGTCATACCAACAATTTGTAGACCTCTGTATTATAGCAGGGTGCGATTATTGTCCTTACATCCCAAGTGTTGGTCCTTTAACTGCCTACAATCTTATCAAAAACAATAAAACAATTGAAGGGGTAGTTAAGTTAAACAAATACAAAATAACAGAGGAGTTTGATTTTGAAAATGCTAGAAAGTTATTCATGGATTATTCTGAACTATCGATTGAAAAAGAAGCATTTAAAAAGTCTCCTTTAAATTCCGAAGAATTAAGTCAGTTTTTGAGCTCGTTAAATTTTAAAGAAGCAACAATTAAAAAATATATCTCAACTTTTTATTAATTTCCTCAAAATTATTTTCTTAGCAATATTTAAATAATATAATGGTTCGTATGAATATGTTTGGTGCTCCTGGCCGTGCGGTCAATCCTGATTCGATGCGTCAGCTAATGCTTGCCTGCAAGGAGAAGGGTCTTGTACTCGACAAGGATAGCAAGCTTTGCCGTGAGTCGAAGAAGGGTGCAAAGCGCAGCGATGGTCCAACCCAGAAGGAAATGATGGCTGAGTGCAGGGCTCAGGGTCTCGTATTCGATCGTGAAACCAAGCAGTGCCGTCCCTCGAAGAAGGGCCTTTCGGGTCTTGAGCGTTCGTACGCCAAGGGTTCGCTTTTCTTCGGTGCCCGTGGCCGTGCGGTCAATCCTGATTCGATGCGTCAGCTAATGCTTGCCTGCAAGGAGAAGGGTCTTGTACTTGACAAGGATAGCAAGCTTTGCCGTGAGTCGAAGAAGGGTGCAAAGCGCAGTGTTGGTCCAACTCTTGCGGAGCTCAGAGCTGCCTGCAAGGAGAAGGGTCTTGTACTTGACAAGGATACCACGGCGTGCCGTGAGTCGAAGAAGGGTGCTGGCCTAGTTGAGGCTCGTGTCGCTGCTGCCCAGAAGCGTGCTATGTCTTTCGAGAAGACCCAGAAGGAAATGATGGCTGAGTGCAGGGCTCAGGGTCTCGTATTCGATCGTGAAACCAAGCAGTGCCGTCCCTCGAAGAAGGGTCTTTCGGGCCTTGAGCGTGCGTACGCCAGAGGCAGTCTCTTTAACTTCGGTGTAATGCAGCCAGCTTTCGCGCAGCGCCCAGGTCAAGTCATGGCTTCGACTGGTGCCAGAACTATCCTCGTTGACAAGATTGACATGCCAACCAAGGAGGAGTTCGCCAAGACGATCAAGGAGGCTCAGCGGATTGCTAAGCTTATCGCTGCGACTGAGAAGGCTCAGCGGGATCGCCGTCGTGCGGCTGCGCAGGCTAAGATGGAAGCCAAGAAGTAAATTAACTAAAAACAGAGATAAAAATAAGGGTTAGGGTCTGTTAAAAATCTATTGCTTATTAAATATTAGTTAATACATATAGATTTTTAAGATTACTTGAAGAGTTCAATAAATTCATCTAGTATTACATTTTCATCTGCGTTATATAGAGTTCTTTCAACTGTTCGCAGACTATTAGGATAATTTTTATCTGTCCTGATAAGTAGAGGTGTAAAATTCTGCTTTTCCTTAACAAATAGGCATTCTAGAATGCACGTTTCTTCCATGTTTGGATTTAGGCTATAAAACTTTTCAATAAATATTTTGCCTTCGTCTGTATCGTGCTTAACATTGGCAAACTTTGTTAGTTCGTTTTTATTGTATACATAAGCTTCTAGATCTTCTCCATTTTGTTTAATTAAGAAGTCTACAGTATGATTTGTCTTCCACTTAAACATGGAAAACTGTGTACCAGTTAGAACTGGAATCTTATTTGGCATAAAAATGATCCCATCAATCTTACTTTCTACATTGTACTGTTGTTCAAGAAATGTATTAAAGTCACTCTTTTTGTAGAAAGGCTTAGTTTCGATAGAAATAGTATTTTCAAACGGTTTGATAAGAGTAGTCACACAGTAATCAATTTCTGCTAGACGAGACTCAAAGGGGTTCTTACCTATATGATTTCCACACAGACACACGGCGTCATATATCACAAACTTAAAAGATCCGTTTTCCTCAATAAGTTCACCATCAAATAGAGTGTTATGGTATAGGTTATCATCAACTGTTACCTTAATTGTAGAAAATTTCATATTCCTGTCACAAAGAATACACAGTTTTCTATCATGCTTATCTGTGGTGAAAAACATAACGTAACGAATACCGTCATTCTTAACAGCCACAAAGTATTCATGTTGCTTTAGCTTATCAAAATCTTTGCGTTCAATGGATACTGGTTGTGGACAAGGAAAGATTGGATCACCTCTGTATCCCCATTGGGATATAATATTCCTAGTAAGATAATTTATAAAGTTATAGTTAGTGATAGGTTGAGAAGAGGGAATATGCATATACATATATATAGACCGTATCTTTAAGTGTTTTAATTTACTTAAAGAGTTAATTTAAGATTCATTACTGGAATGCCAACTGGTGAAACCAAAGCCGAGCTTTTAATAAATTCACTCAAACAGTTCTATTCTCAATCTTCAAATTTAGACATACTTCTACCAATTATTCAACAAAAGTCAAATATATCTTTGAGAATATTGGATTGGTTAGTTACCAATTATTCTAAAAAATATAGTGTAAACTACGAATTTTACAAAAATGGTCAGAAATCTATATTCTTTATCTATTTGTCTTACAAGAATCAACTGAAAGCCTACTCTAAGAAATACTTCGACCCCTTCTGTAGAAGAGATAGACTAACGATTGATCTTAAGACGTTACATGAAAACTACGAAGGTAGCATTGTTACAACAATTGGTCAACTAAATTTTTTTAGGTGGTTTATTGAAAATAAGATGATAAACTACGTTATTCTTAACGTAAACAAGATAGATGACGACATGAATTCAGAGTTATCAGATAAGGGTAAAAATAAAACACAAAAATATACTGGTCTAAATATAGTAAATGAAAGTGTTGTAATATCTTTTAATTAAAATATTTTCTTATTAATAATTAAATGCCAACCAATCAAAGCACACTGGATTTTATTGAAGGAAAAGACGTTAAGTACAAGACTGGTTTATCGAAAACTTTACCACTAATCATACCACAGGATATTGTTCTAGCACATGAAAATAGACTTAAAAGATTTGAGACAAGAACTGATTTTTCGGGTCCAACTATTTTAGATAAGTGCTTATACAGATCGACTGATAAAGGAAAGGGGGTACCAGCTGACTTCTACAGATCCTCTGCTACTGAATACAGAGACTTATTTGTAGACATTGCTACACTAGACAACACAGAAAATTTTGGTTACTACTATACAACAACTGGTCAGCGTGGTGCCCGTGCTGGTTCGGTTTTCAAAAATGGTACGACTTACCCTCTATTTGATACTAATCAGCCACCACTAGAAACTGTTGATGTAGATGACGAAACTAAACGTGTTAGACAGATAACTCATGTTGAGAATCTCAGACGTATCAGTTCAACTATTAATTAAGATTTAAGATTCTCATGTCTTTTTCAAGTTGTACGTGTCTTCTATTGAGATCTATTTTTTGTATAAGTTCTCTCTTAACTCTTTCTTGTTCTTGTATGGTCTCGTCAAATTCCATATTTTCTCTATGGTGCATTAAATCTTCCACTGACGTAAACATCTCACTAAATTCATCGGGTTGTTCCAGTTCCGAATATTTCTCTAAATGTTCTAAATCAGTATACTTACTTGGTTTTGTAAAGTCAGCACACTGATTTATACCATAACAGTAGTAATCTTTAGTTTTATACTCATCGGGGCTTAATATAGCTAGTGCTGTTGTATCTATTGGTTCTCTTTTTAGAGAGTAAGATAGACTCCATGGGTTATCGTAGTTTTCTGTTGCATGGACCTTTTCAAATTCACTGTTGAAGCTATCATTATCTTTAATTTTTTCATCTTGATCGATATGAATATTAGGCTGATATTCTGGAACATTATACATTGGTGTATCAATTACTTTATGAGCCAATTGATCATATATTTCTTTATATGCAGCTTCTAATACCTGAAATAATTCTGTTTTTTCTTCTTTTGACATATAATTATTTTGAGAAGAATCGGGGTGATAAGCCTTGGACAAGTTGTAAAAGGCGCTTCTAGCATCACCTAGTGTATAATTATCATCTAACCCAAGCACCTGATGTGGCGGTAGACTCATTTAACTTTTTAATATTTTATTAATTTGTCTTATTTAACTCACTAATAATGTGATCAAAATTTAACTTAAAAATTCTATTATCTTTTTGTTTTGGGGTTGAGGTGATTATCTTACGGGTTTCACTCTCTCTAAATCTGTCCGAATTTGGGTAATCAGGTGACAAAGTTAGTAAAATGTAAAGAACAGGAGGAAAATTAAAGCTCCAATCATCCTGTGTCCATCTTTCTCTACAAGTTGTTTTGCAACTAATTACCTTATACTTTGTAATTGAATCACCTATAGATATACCCGTACCTACCACAAAATCAACTATGTGGTAACACTTTTGTTTTTTAAGATTAAATCCAGATATTATCCCGTCTGAATTTATTGTAACCTGCTTCTTATAATCTATTAAATTAGCATCTAAAATATCTACAAGAAGTGTATTTTCTAAAAAGTCACCATAGTTCTGTATTCGTGACTGATGTATCGATATTGACTTATTATAGATATTTAACAACTCAATATCAGATAACTGTGACGTTATTTTTTTTAGGTCTTGAATAATTTTAATATTTTTATTTAGCGTATATTCAGTTAACATAGATAAAACAGCTGCGTTCATTTATATACACATCATTGCTGTTTTTAAGTACCTACATGATTTCAATGCAGGGCTTTCCATCGATTAGCTCCTTGGCCATCATACCAATTGTTCCAATCATAGCTACTCGACCAATAAATAGTTCATTCTTCTTTAGATACTCCTTATTCTTTGAGTTACTAATATTAAGTGGATCAAACTTGTAATTACCAGGTTCATGATCCTCCTTCATCTCGAACCAGCTATTAACGGAATCTGGAAAATTATAAGAATTGCAAAGCTGACTAATTTCACTTGTACCAAAAATACCAAGTAGGAGAAGTTGATACTCAATGGGTGTAGAAGATAGAGCATTCACACCAAGAGTGGGAGAAGTTGTTACATCAAGTAGAGCAATAGTTGGAGCTGCTAGCATTGCTACACGACCGTGCTTAATTTCAGCTTCCTTAACAAACTGGGGGCTAAAAGCAGAGAGAGATAGAAGAGCGGTTACAAGTGACATTATATTATAACTAATAATTTATCTTTATACCTATTAAATGAAAAATTTGTTAAATTCTCAAACCTTTAAATGTATCGATGTAATTGATGAAAACTGTGGAGTAGTTGGTAGATTAAATAAAAGAATTACAGATGTGCAGACCTAAAGAGGTATCGGTTATGTAAATACAACAAATTTTGAAATGGGTGGGTCTGCCCATGATACAAACTACTACGCAACTAAAGATAATAATAAATTAGGTCATGAATATAATCGAAATCAGTTTCAAAATGGTAACTTCATAAAGCATATATACACTACTATTCTTGACACAAATGTAAATTTAGTTGTACTACTATTAGATATATTAAGTGAAGAAACACATGATGTTACGGTAGAGATCTGTGAAGTAAAGCATGGTCCATATACTGGTACTGAAACCACTGATTTGCCAACACTGCATTCAGAGACATTTTCTAATGTAACAGGTCGCGTAAAAAGATTCAGTACATATTCTCCAAATTTTACAGAACCAACAATAGTAGCAGTTAGACTACGTTTTACTGGAGCAGCCCATGGTAATCATCAGGTAACTATGGTAAGTACTTTACAAGCTACGGTATTTACTCCATAAATAGTATAAGTAAGTTTCGAAAAGTTTAAAGTCGTCTCCGTGATCATCATCTCTCCAACGAACGTGATTACACCCAGTGTGTGCAATTTCGTGCATAACTAATCGAAATAATTCATTAAATTTTTTAATTTTGTCATCAGGCTGTCTCAATTGAAAGAAAATTACTCGATATGCCGCCTTTAATTTACCATCAGCTCCAACTTTTGGTAAATATTTATTTAGTTTAACCTCTTTTGGTTTATTCATACCATCAAACATTGTCCCAATCTGCATTTCTTGGACTCTGTAATAATGTGGGTGAATACTTAAAAAAACTTGACACATATCGGTAAGTATCCCCTGTGTTAAATACATATTGTTTCTTACAAGTTCTGCCATAAGATTGATAAATGTCTCTATCTCGTATAGTCTTTGAGCAGCTAGTTTTTTATTTCTTTTATTTAAAACTCGGTAGTTATTATTTTTATAACTTACATCAACGTAGTTATCAGTTTCGTTAAAATCCCAGAACTCCATTACAAAAAACCAACATAAAAATACTCTCAATAATCAAATACTATGAGTGAACTACATTTAATTATTGGGTGTATGTTTTCTGGTAAGACATCTAAACTTCTCAACATTGCCAAAACGCTGCATGAGAGTGGTACCAAAGTAATGTTAATAAATTATTTTGAAGATACTCGATACTCCATGGCTGATACAACTACACATGATGGTGTTTCGATAAACCTAAAAACTCACATGTTACAAAACCTAAATTCAGTTGTTTACGCTGATTACTCAGTTATCTGTGTAAATGAAGCCCAATTCTTTCCAAATCTACTAAACTTTTGTAAACAAGCCCTTCAAGATAACAAAATATTATACATCAATGGTCTAGATGCAGATTTTCGACAACAAAAATTTGGAGAAATAATAGATCTAATACCAATGTCGGACAGTGTGACAAAACTACACGCTAAATGTAAAACATGTAATAATAAAGCGTATTTCACAAAAAGATTAACTAATAGTCAAGAACAGAAGGTGATTGGGTCTGATTCATATGTTCCAGTTTGTAGAGATCATATTTAGTACTCGTCGTCTTCCTCATCGTCTTCGTCATCGTCTTCGTCATCTTCGTCTTCGTCTTCGTCATCTTCGTAAATAGCAAAAGACTCTAGTTCATCATCGAGCACCTCAACTAAATCTGGGTACTTATCTGTCTCTTCCTTTGTGGAAATAGGTGGAATAAGTTCCTTTAGAGCTGCCGTCTGGGTCTCTGTTAGTTCGTCGGGAATATCACACTCAAACTTAATGTAAAGATTTCCATAGCCTTCTTCATCTAATTTTGGCATACCATAGCCTTCTAGTTTATATAAGTTACTGTTTTTCATGATGTTATGACCAGTGTAGCGAACTCCGACAATATCAGAGTTAATATGCTTAAAAGTAAAATCTAAATCGTAACACTCAGATAAAGAAATAGTATGACTCATAAACAGATCATCATTCATTCTAGTATAGACGGGATGCTCTTCGTAACATAGTGTAATAATTACATCACCTGGAACGCACCCCTTCTTCTCATCACCTTCACCCTCAAAGATAATAACCTCTTCGTCTTGCATTCCAGGCTTAATCTGTACAGCTAGTACCTTTCTGTCCTCTGCTAAAACTGGCTTACCGTCTACAGTCTGAAATCGCTGCCTCTTAACTGCGATGTTCTTAGTCTTACCAGTATATAGATGCTTTAGGTTAACATTAAGTGTAAAATGAAGATCCTTAGTCTTTGGTAGAATATCCTCTGCTGGTTCAAGTTCGTCGTCATCCTCGGATACTACAGTAATCTTAGAATTCTTCTTGCGTCTATTAAGTTGTGGAGAAGATGGTTGTCCCATGCTGCTAGAAATCTGCTGTACCATATCTGGTGTAACCATTTTAGATACAGATTTAGAAACCTCCTGAAATATCTTGCCCATATCAACCTGGCTCTGGTCTAGACTACCGTCTGAGTTACGAGGAACGTTAATATTCTTAGCAACCTCCTGAGCCATTTTAAATATATCCTGCATGTTTTCAGGATTGTTCATTTACTTAATCTTATTTTATATTTTTAAATAGATTAGACGAGAAAAATACTTAAACAGATGGACTATATTCAGTGGATTTTGATGCTGTCTTCTCTAGCTCTTCAAACTTAGGTACATTTTCGAAACCGTGAGAACCACACCCTTCTCCAAAACTTGTGAAGTTGTTGCTAGAAAAGTTTTGGTTGTTATCTAAAAATCCACCAGATGAACCCCCGTATACATTGTAACACGATGGTCCACTAATTATTTGCTCACATTTATCAAATGCTTCCTTTCCAGTCATAAACTGAGATTTGTCAATAACTAAACATGGAACTTTAGTAATCTGTGCAGGAATTTCGGGTAGAGTCATAATATTTAATAACTGAATATCTTTACAGCTATCTGGTATCTTCTCAATTAGTCTTCTGCATGCCTGACAGCTTGGGTGATAAACAAGTATGATGGACTGTGTCTTCTCCTGTGGACGATCTCCCATTTACTTATTTTTAACTTAATATTTTAGTAATTATTACCGAATAATTATATTTATTACAGATTAAGATGAACAGTTGTCAAATCATACTATTAGTAGGTTTAGTTGTAGCGGTTATTTTTATGTGTTACAGTAATAGCCAGGAAAACTACACTTTACTTAGAAGACCTCTAGATTTTACGGGTAATAAACAGACAGGTTGTTGTCCACCCTTATTTAATGACAAACCAGGGCAGGTATTTTGTAGAAAAGATATAGATAAGTACTTTGATATTCGCACAATTAA